CACAACGGCAGACGGTACTCCAGTATTACAAACTCCAGCAACTGTTGTAAGCTACCCATTTATAAACTACGCAAATGAGTGGGAAGATTTAATGAATTTAGAAGTAGATTTGTTTAATTTTCCAGCTCAAAGTACCTTGTTATCGAATCCTAACTTTAATAATTCAGAAAGTCAAGATTGGACACACTACCCTTTAGACGCAGTAGTTTTATCATTTCCAGCAAATTTCAGAATGAAAATGGAAGTTTTAAATTTTAATGATAACAACAATAGAATTGATACAGAGGGTGGCGTACAACAAACTCAAGGAGTAAAATATAAGTTTAAGTACAAAATAGAATCTAAATCAGACATTACAAATTTCAAGATATGGAATGGTTCTTCTTATATTGAAGCACCTTTTGAATTAGGTTGGAATGAACTTGTATATACTTGTCAAGCAACACATAATTTATATTTAAATGTTTTCGGTGCTACTGGAGGGGAATTACTTTTTTCTTATACACAATTCGAAGCCGTAACAGATAAGGGAAGATTTTTAACTGAAATACCAGTAGATACAAACAGAAACAACAATACAAGTAATAAGATTCCACACCTTACAAGTTACAACGATTATAAAACACTTTCTTTTTTCAATAATCAGAACTCCCCATACTATACAGTAAACGGATGTATTGAATATAGATTTTTCGATACAGAGCCAATATTTGACGATAATCATTATCCATCTAACTACATTGCAAAAATAGAAGTTGATAATGATACCGACAATGGGGGTATAGCACCAAGCACATCAGATTCAGATGATGAATATTTACTTTATGTTGGTGTAGGTGGTGCAAATGTTAAAAGCATTAAATATGCTGATAGAGGTGGCTATCAACTACTTGATACGTCAAGCGTAAAATATTATACAGTTTATTATACAGATTCAGTTTCTGATGCTTTAATTAGTGAAGCAGTTTCTGTTTCTCAAGTTAAGCAAGGAGATAGATGTAAAATTTCAACGGCAGGTACAACTGACTTTACGCAATATGGGGCAGCTAACAACAATGTAGATACTATATTTTACTCTAATTCTGGTAGTATTACTGGAACTGGAGAAGTCAAAATATTAAGTAAAAAACAAGCATCAAAAACGTATTTATTTGAAATAGCATCCGAAAACAACTGCAATACTACAAGGTTTGACGAGTATACTTTAGCTTGGAAAAACAAGTACGGAGTATGGGATTACTATATGTTTGACGGAGAGCATACAGACGTAAGAAACTACACAAGAGAAGATGACTACGAGCGTATTGCTGGAGATTATAGTGCTGAATCTTTTACAATAAATTCATACGAAAGAGGAAAGGTGCAAAAGATTGAGGGCGTAAAACAGACAACAATAAATACGAGATATATAACTGATGAGTATAATGATTATTTTAATGGATTGCTTATGTCTAATGAAGTTATGTTATTATCTCCAGTTAAGAAAGGCGATGATGACGTTAAGCAAGTACCTATTCCAGTTAATATCGTAGACACAAGTATTACATATAAAACAAATTCAAAAGATAAATTGGTACAATATTCGTTTACGTTTGAATATGCTCACAAACTTAAAAAGGTATATTAATGGTACAGTTACAAGTTAAAAATCAAACGGACAATACTACGCATTTCCTTGATTTGGGAGAAGTAAGCGTTAAAGCAGACTTTTCTGTATTAGAGATACAAGACATTACAAAAAGAAAGTCGGAGAATACGCAAACTTTTACGCTACCTTTTACGCAAACTAACAACGACTTTTTCTCTCACTTTTACGACCTAAGCACTGGGGCAGATTCTCCAACAGATAACTACTACTCATTCAATCCAAATAGAAAAACACAAGCCTCTATATTAGTAGATAGTATAGAAGTTATTGAGGGTTATCTGCAACTGCTATCTGTAAACGCTACTAATGAAACTTATGAGGTTATTGTTTACGGATTAGTGGCTAATATTGTAAACCAGTTATCCGATTCAAAACTTAACGACTTAGATTTATCAGAGTTTAACCATGTACTCAACGAAACAAACGTAATAGATTCTTGGGATGGTGCAATAACTTATACAAGTGGACAAACTGGGGATGATATATTATACCCTATAATAGATTATGGTTTTGAGTATGACATAGATAGTTTACAATCAGATACCACTGCTAATAAAAAAAACCCTATTACTTGTGAGAATCTAAAACCAGCTATCAAAGTTAGAACAGTACTAAAAAAAATATTATCAAGCGTTGGTTATGGCAATATAGATTCGTCGTTTACTCTATCTGACTTTTTCAATAATCAATATATGACTTTGGGAACATCCAAAGAAAATATAAACAACCAAGCAGAAGATTCTTTTAGAGTAGGGAAGCAAAACAATACAGTAATAAACTATCAGACTACGTCACTTGTACCATTTACAAGACAAACAGATTCTACAAATGAGGATTTTTATACAAGCACTAATTTAGATTCAAACGGATATTATACGGCAGCAGCAGACGGATATTATCGTTTTAGGATAGGCTTAAAGTATTCAATAGCAAATGTAGGTACAAATAGGTACAGTTCTTACGCATTAATTTACAATATAGGCGCAAATGACTACATAATCAAAAACGGTCAAATTTTAGTTGCGACAAATAACTTTATAACTTTTGATACTGACTTAATATATTTAGAGGGTGGGCAAACCCTAAAAATTAAGTTTAATTTTGGAGGAAATGTTGGTTATTCAAGTAGCACTTTTACAATTCATGCGTTAAGTACAGATTTAAGTAAGCAATCAAGTTTTGAACTAATTGAAGCACCAGCCTCTAACATTGGAACTACTATTGACCTATCAACTGGTAATAACATTCTACCACAAATTACTCAAATAGAATTTTTAAAATCTATTTTGTCAAGGTATAACATAGTTTTAGTCCCAGATAAATTTGTTGCTGATAGAATAGAGGTAGAGCCAATACAAGACTATTTCGATTCTGGAAACACAAGGTTAGACTGGACTGATAAAATAGATAATTCCAAACCTATAACGATAAAGCCAACATACGAATATCAAAAGGACAAGATTACGTTTAAGGATTTAGAGGGCGATGATTATATTACTCAAATGTATGAAAAATCTAATGGTTACCCTTATAATTATTTCCAAGTAAATATAGATTCAGACTTTAAGCAAAAGGGCAACAACTTAGAAATACCAAGTGTATTTTCTTCTTTTACTACTGATGTTATAGACGGAACTAAGTTTATGTTGGCGAGGTTGTATCAGATTGAAAACGCTGAAATAGAAAGGATAGAAACAAAGCCTAAGATATTTTACTATTCGGGTAAAAAAGATATTACAGAATGGTATCTATGGGAATCGTTAGGTAGTGCATCTCCGACAACTTTAACAGAGTTTCCTTTTTGTTCTTCTTTTTCTATGGCTGGAGATTCAATACAAGATACAGATTTTGATATTAGATATTTATCTGGTAAAGGGATAGGAGAAGAAATTTATACAACTAAAGTACCAAAAGAAAACACATTCAATAAATGTTGGCAACAATATCTTGATAATATATTTAACAAGGAAGCAAGAATATTAACTGCTAATTTTAAGCTAAATTCAGTTGATATAGCAAACTTAGAATATAACGACAGAATATTTATTAAAGATAGTTATTACAGAGTAAACAAAGTAAGCAACTACGCATTTGGTAAAGAAGTGTCTACAAGAGTTGAGTTAGTTAAGATATTAGATTACTTTAATACGCTATCAATAGCTGGTTGTGATTTAGAGGTTGATACACAGAATCTATATGGTATTGTTTCATTTAAAAACCCTGATACTGGAAGTTCAGTACCAGCGACTAAAGTGTGTTGTGAATCAAACGGCTTTACATGGTACGAAGCTACGAGCTTATGTATAAATAGTAAAAGAGCAAGAATCAACACTAAACCACCAACGGCAAAAAGAAACAGAATAAATAGTGAAACATCTTTAGGTAGGTCGGCAAAAAGCACTAAGATAAAAGGAGATGTAAGAGAGTTTGCAGATAGCGAGAACGCAACAAGTGGGCAAGTAGCAAGTTGGAATACCACAGACGGAATAGTAGAATGGCAAGACCCAAGTATAGAATCTGGTGCAATACAAATAACTGGAAGTACAAGATATTGGTATATAACACCACAAGACTTCAACTTTTCTAACGATTCTGTTAGAGGAAACTATTCCAGTAATAGTGGATTTAGTGTTAAAACTTGGCAGTTTTACTCGGCTGCTGGTAGGTTTACATTTATATTCTTTGTACCACAAGGTTACAGAGTAGTAGCTTGTGAAGTTAAAGGAAATACTAACTTACAATGGTCGGTAGGTATATCAAGTTGGTCTAACGCATCTGGGGTGGGAGTTGGCTCTGGTTTTGTAAATACTAATGCAACTGGTTTTAACTGGACTGCTAACACTACTGGAACTTACTATACGCTTACAGTCTTTGGTACATCATCTTCAAATGAATTATACGGTGGTCGTTTAGAATTAGAAGCAGTATAAAAAAACAATTTTACTATTTATGATTAGCGAGGTTATAAAAGGATTGACAACTGGGAAGATAAAACAAACTAAAAGTAATGTGTTTGCGTTTGGCTTAGAGCAATATCCTAAGACAATAAAACAAGCGTGGAAACAATTTAAGACAGAGATATGGCTGAAAAAGTAATTATACCTTTAGAGGTTGATTCTACGAAAGCAGAAGCAGAAATAAAAGACACTACTAAAGCGATAGAGGGTGCTAAGAAAGAACAGACGTTATTCTCGGCAGCTACCGACAAAGTAAACAAAGCCTTTGGAAAATTAAAGGGTGGAGTAAAAACTGTAATCAATACCTTTAGAACACTAAAAGGGGCGATTGCTGCAACTGGAATCGGTTTACTTGTTATTGCTTTAGGCTCGTTAGTTACATTCTTTACAAGCACACAAAGAGGTGCAGATAAATTAAGCGAGGCTCTTGCTGGTATAGGTGCAGCCGTAGATGTTGTAAAAGATAGAGTTTCTTTATTTGGCGAAAGCGTTATAAAGTTTTTCAAAGGAGATACTAAGGGAGCAGTAGAGGGTTTAAAAGATTCTTTTACTGGTTTAGGGGAAGAAATACAGAACGAAGTAAAGGCAGCAGCAGAACTAAAAAGTACCTTAAATGATTTGTTAGATGCTGAAAGGGAATTTTCAGTACAACGAGCAAGAAACAACGTACTTATTAGAGAGGCAGAGGCAGCAGCATTTGACGAAAGTAGAAGTTTTGAAGAACGCATTGCTCTTATGGAAGAAGCAATGGCAATTACAATGCAACAAGCCGAAGAAGAAGAAAAACTGGCAGCAGAAAGATTTGAAGCTATCAAGCAACAGAATGCTTTAGGAGAAAGTACAAGAGAGGATTTACAAAGAGAGGCAGATGCCGAAATAGCCTTGATTAATATTAGAGCAGAAAAGGCTCGTACAGAAAAGCGTTTAGCAAGTCAAATAAAATCTTTAAGAGGGCAAAGTCAAGCAGCTATAAATGCAGAATTATCTGCCGAACAAAAAGCATTAAAAGAGGCAGAAGATGCAGCACAGAAAAAGATAGATTTAGATAAAAAGGTTGCAGACGAAAAACAAAAACAAGCAGAGAGAGAGGCGAAAATTGCCGAAGATTTAAAGAATCAAGAACTGGCTGCATTCGGTCAATTATCTGGTGCATTGAGTACGTTAGCTGGAGAGAATAAAGAACTTGCAGCAGCCGAGGCAATTATACAAACGTATTTAGGGGCAAACAAGGCTCTTGGGCAAGGTGGTATATTTGGTATTGTAACGGCCGCAACTGTTATAGCTACTGGTTTAGCAAACGTAAAAAAGATATATGATACTAAGCTACCAGCATCTTCTGGTGGGGGTGGTAGTGTGCCAAGCGTAGGCTCTACCATATCATCAAACGTACCAAGACAAGCAACTCTTTCTGATGTTGCTACAAGTATAGGACAAAGAAATCAGCAACCAGTTAGAGCCTATGTAATAGGTCAAGACGTAACAGATAGCCAAGAGGCACAAGCATATTTAAATAACCAAAAGACACTATAATGAAAGTAGTTGAATTTACAATAGACGAAAATGCAGAGGATTACGGAGTTTTCGCAATCAGTTTGGTAGAGCAACCAGCGATAGAGGAAAACTTTAAATACTTTTCCAAAGAGGGTAGACCGAAAAACTTTGCAACGGTAGACAAAGACAAACGTATCGTAATGGGTGCAGTAATGATACCAGACATCCAGATACTACGCATCGACCAAGAGGGCAATCAGTACAAATGCTTTTTCAGTAAGGAAACAATCAAGCGAGTAAGTGAGTTATATATGCTTGAATCTAAGCACAAGAACGCTACGCTTGAACACGAAAGGGTGGTAAACGGAATAACTACCGTAGAGAGTTGGATTGTATCTGATAGCAAGAAAGATAAAACCCAAGCCTTTGGATTAGAGTACCCAGTAGGTACATGGGTAGCTTGTATGAAGATAGACAACGAGGACGTATGGCAAAACTATGTAAAAGAGGGTATTGTAAAAGGTTTCTCTATTGAGGGATACTTTGACGAGAAGCCTACTAATATGAGCCAAGAGAGTGTTCTTGAACAGATTAGACAAATCATTCGAGAGGATGAAAATAAAACACTTTAGGGAATAATCTATTTACAAATATAAATTAGCACAATGGACACACTAAACAAAATCAAAGTCCTACTTGGAATGGAAGAAACTCCACAAGTAGAAGAAGCTACTCCACAAGAGTTGGAAGAAGCAAAAGAGCAACTTAAATTTGAGGATGCTGCTTTAGAGGATGGTACTATTATTAGTGCAGAGGCTTTTGAGGTGGGCAACGCAGTATTTATAGTTGTTGAAGAAGAACAACAACCTTTACCAGTAGGCGAGTATGCTATGGCAGACGGCTCTCTTTTGGTAGTAGAAGAAGAGGGTATCATTGCAGAGATTAAGGCTGCTGATGAAGAAACAGAAGAAGAAGTCGAAGAAGAAGTAGTAGAGCAATCAGAAGAAGTAGTAGAGCAATCTGCTGACGATTCTAAAGAGGCTATTATCCAAGCTATTGGAGTAATGGAAAATCTATTACAAGAGTTCAACGCACTTAAAGAAGAGTTTGCGTCTATCAAAGCAGAGGCAAAAGAGAACGCTGCTAAAGTAGAGGAGTTTGAAAAAGTAGGCGAAGAAATCAAGCCTAACCCAGAGGGTAATGTTCAATCTTTCAAACAAGAGGTAGACTTTCACAAACTAACGGCACAAGAAAAAGTACAATATTTAATTTATAAAAACAAATAAAATGGCAGATTCATTAACTAAACTATACGTTGGAGAAGAAGCAGCTGGTTTCATTTCTGCATCTCTATTATCTGGAGAAACTTTAGGAAAAGGAAACGTAACAGTTCTTCCAAACGTATCATTCAAAGTAAACTTAAAAAGTTTCGATTTATCAACGTCAACTGTTGCTGATGCAACTTGTGACTTTACTGATGCTGGAGATGTAACTTACGTTGAGAAAGCACTTGCTCCAGAAAAATTCCAATTGAATAAGAAGCTATGTAAAAACGACTGGCTTGGTACATTCGCTGGTGCATCTATGAGAGTAGGTGTAGACGGTACGCTACCAGCTAATTTCCAAGAGTATGTAATCTCTCACGCTGGTGCGTTGGTAGGTCAAGAAGTAGAGAAGTCTATTTGGGCTGGGTCTACTGCTACAAGTGGTCAGTTCGACGGATTCCAAGTACAACTTTTAGCTGACGGAGATGTTATTGATGTAGCTGCTACCACTCTTTCTGCTGGTAACATTGTAGCTGAATTAGGAAAAGTTAGAGATGCGATTCCATCTTCTGTTTACGGAAAAGAGGACTTGGCTATCTATATGGGTACTGCTGCTTTCAGATTCTACATTGCTGCTCAAGCAGAATTAGGTTACCTTAACCAGTACCATGCTGGAGTAACAGAGGCTAACTTCGAGGGTATTAAATTGATTTGGTGTCCAGGAATGGGTGCTGACAAAATGGTAGCTGCTCGTAAGTCAAACTTATTCTTCGCTACTGACTTAGTATCTGATATGGCAGAGGTTAAATTGATTGACCAAACTGCTATTGATGGTTCTGACAATGTACACTTAGTGATGAAGTACAACGCTGGTGTTGGATATGCAACATCTGGAGACATCGTTTACTACAACGCATAATTAATAATTTTGGTAGGGGTGTAATAGCCCCTACTTTTTAAAACCCTATATAATATGGCTTGTGATATAGCAAATGGAAGAGCGTTAGAATGCAAGGAATCAATCGGTGGTATTCGTAACGTATATTTCGCAAACAATGGGGCTGGTGGTTCATTAACTATTGATGCTGACGGAGACCTAACTGGATTAGGTACAAGTTCGTCAGATGTTTATAAATACGAGTTAATTCCTCAAGGCTCAAGTTTTGACGAGGTTGTTACAGTATCTGAAGAAAATGGTACGGTATTCTACGAGCAGACTTTGACTTTATCTTTGCCTAACTTAACGAGTGCATCTTTAAAGGCTCTTAAAATTTTAGGTCAAGGTAGATTCCAAGTTTACGTTGAAGATAATAATATTGATGAAGCAACTGGTCAAGGAAAAGTTTATTTAGCTGGTGCTTTCAATGGTATGACAGTAACAGGTGGTAACGTAGGTAGAGGTCAAGCGTTCGGAGATATGAACGGATACAACCTTACATTAACTGGTAGAGAGCAGAGAGCAGCACTATTGTGTACTGCTGGTACAACTGCTGGTGCTTTACAAGGGTTAACAAACCCACCAACTGAGAACGCATCTTAATACTATAATTCAATATAATTAAGCCCTCACAAATAGTGGGGGTTTTTTTTTGATTTTTTTTTAGAAATGTTTTGGTATTATAAAAATCTTTTTTATATTTGTATCAACAAAGAAACAAACTAACTAAAACTAAACCTTAGAAACTATGAAAGTCAAACAAATTAAAACAAACAGAATTAAATACGGAGAAGTTTATGATAAACTTGACGGCGGGGATATATTAGGATTCCCAATACCCATTATTGAAGCTATGTTGTGGTATCAAGAAAATCAAGGTAATACTCGCTCTATTGCTATATTTAAAAATAACAGAAGTAGTACCAAGCCTCAAGGGGGGTTTGCTTGGTTTGCTACAAACGAGGGCGAAGAGTTTTGGGACAAAGTTATAACAAAACAGAATTTTGATGATTTTTTTGAAAAATATCCTAAATTGTTAATTAAATAAAACCAACGGAGGGGTTAACAGCCCCTCTTTTACTAACTAAATAAACAACACAACATAAAACCTTAGAAATTATGAAAGTACAAGAAACATATTACGAGTTGTTTTTAGACTTTGGAGAAAACATAGGAACGCAGACAATATACACAAGTGAAAGGTTAGAGGACTGCGAAAAAAGAAGGTCTGATATGATTAACAACTTAGATAAGTATTACACTAATGATTGGCAAGGGCTACCTAAAGATGTTGTATCCATCAATATAGATACTTTGACAGTGACATTCGAAAATAGAGAAGTAACCAAACTAAAGTAAACCTTAGAAACTTTAAAACAACTCACAAAAGCCTCTACTTACAGTAGGGGTTTTTTTATATAAAACAATTTGCTCTATTTCCTATTTAATTATATAACATTTAAAAACAAAGAAAATGCCTACAAATAATATCGTAAGACAAGGCTTTAAAGCAATAGACGTAACACCAAGCGATTCAACTGATATAACTGGTGCAGATGCAAACAATCCAGCAGCGTTATACGTTGGTAATGGTGGAGATGTAGAGGTTATCACATTGAACGGAGATACTGTTGTTTTCCACAACGTACCTACTGGTACATTTATGCCTATTCAAGTCACAAGAGTAAAGGCTGCGAACACTACTGCATCTGATATTGTCGCATTATTCTAAATAACGGATTATGTTAAACATAATTCAAAATACAATAGGAGCAATCCGTAGGGTTGGAGAAAGCGTTGTAAGGGCTGGTCTAAAGATGTGGTTGCCTTTTACTAAGGCAGAGCCTTTGGGAGAGAACTTAGTTGTAAATGGGGATTTTACTACTGATAGTGATTGGAACTTAACCAATGTTACTGGTGGTGGTGCATCAATTAACACCAACGATGATACTTTAGTATTTACTAATGGTTTAGGTTACGTTCAATCTAATGATTATATCTTAGAGAATGGAAAAAGATACATTGTAAAAATAGATATAGAAAGCGTTTCATCTGGTCTTATTAAAGTTGTGGCTGGTGCTGACGGCAGTACCTACTCGCCAGATTATACTGCTGGGGGGTTATATATTCATTATTTTACACCAACTACAACGCATGGTAAATTTGAGATTTATACTGGCTCAAGCTCTACAAGTGCAATAATTAATAGCGTATCCGTTGAAGAATACGCACAAGAAACCCCAGACATATCGGGCAACGATAACAATGCTATTTTAAAGACTGGTAAAGCGTTACAATTTACTGGTAACGATTCAGTACAAACATCTTTTCCGTCAAGCTACACGATTAAAACAATAGCCTTTTGGATTAAGCCCACACACTCATCTACTAACGAAACTGTTTTCTATGGTGGTGGAGCATTTGGTGGTGTAAGGCAATTATATCTCGACCATTTACGAGTTGAATCTGCAAATGGTACTATCAATATGAGTACTTACGTTAATGGTACTTTAGAGGGGGTTACTTACAATGGTACTCCAGCTACCTTAACGCAAGATGAATGGCAGAGAGTTGTTTTAACGTCATCTACTGGCTTTACTGTTGTTAGTGATACCTTTGATATAGGAAGTGGTTTATATGGCTCTGACGGAAGATTTATAATGTCAGACCTACAAATATATGACGAGGCTTGGACTACCGATGATATTGCTTATGATTATGCTAACCCTCAAAAGTTAGTAACGGATAGCGAAGATACAAGTATTACACTTGACAATCTAAAAGCGTGGTGGCATCTTAGCGAGGGCGACGGAACTGTTGCTTTTGATTCTGCACCGTTATTGGGAGTTGAAGAAATTACAAACGGTAATTTTGAAAGTGATTCTGATTGGACTGTTATAGATGGTGGGTGGACTATTTCAAATAACGAGGCTTGTCATACTGGTAGTGCATCATTTATTGAGCAAAATACTAACCTTATTAGTGGTAGAACATACAAAGTAGTTTGGACTATTTCTTCTCATACGAATCAATCTGCTGGTATATCTTCTAACTCTGGTACAAGGTCTGGGGATTTCTCAAAGTCGGCAGAGGGTACTTATGTAGCTTACTTAGTAAGTAACGGCAATAATTTTAGATTCTTTTCAACTGGAGATAATTGTATTGGCAGCGTATCAGTAAAAGAAGTATTCAACATAGACGGAGAAACTTACGACGGCTCAACTTTAGGTGCTTCTTATGTAGATGCACAAGAGAGAATACCACAATTAGGTATGATGAACTGGAGTAAGGGGAGTAATTTGCTTACTTATAGTGAGGACTTTACGGAATGGACAGTTGGCTCTAATGCTACATTGACTTACGAAAGTGATGTAGTTGCACCAGACGGAACGGTTGGAGTTTATAGATTGCTTTTACCAGCACAAGGTAGTACATTTCTACAATCGCCTACTTATGCTGCTGATTCTGGTAGAGTTTTTTCTTTGTGGGTAAAGAAAACAGATAACAACAATACCGACTTTAATTTTTACGACGGCACTACTGCCTCATCAACTTTAACTGCAACTAATGACTGGCAAAGATTTGAGGTAAACTCTTTTACTGGTAATCAAGCAACAATTATAAATAGTGGAGATACTTTTATTTCTGACATATATATATGGGGTGCGCAAGTTGAATCTGGCACAACTGCATCTGCCTACCGAAGAACAGACGGAACTGCCGTTACAAACGCAACGCTTATATCATCTGCCACCGATTCACAAAAAGACATCTTAGGCAACGCAGTAAGGATTAAGGGAAGTGGATTTAACTTAGACGGTACTGGTTATGGAGAGGTTTTGGATGATAACGATTTTGATATACTTGGTTGTAATAATGACGATGAGGGGGCGTTTAGTTTTATGGGTTGGTCTAAGTTTAATTATATTGTTCAAGCAGCAAGTAGTTTCAATGTAATTTATAGTCATGGTTTAAATATGACTTCTGTTGGCTCTTTTGCTATTGCATCCGAAAACAATAATAAAATTGCAGCATTCGTAAGTGGTAATTATATAACTACTACTACCACTCAAAATGTAGGCGACTGGGTGCATTTTGCACTAACAAGAGATGTAAACGGCTCTGTTAAGCTATATGTCAACAAAACGCTTGAAAATACAATATCACAAACTAATGCTATTTCAAACACTGGAAGTAAGAAAGTGGGCTGGGATAGTACAGCTAATGATAGATTTTACCATGAACGTATTGATGATGTTAAATTCTATAATAGAGAACTTTCATCTGACGAGATAGAGCAAAACTACAACGCAACCAAGTCTGGACATAATAACTAAGAAAATGATAGGAAATATATACATTTGTTTAAACGAAGAAACGTACAACTCTGAAATACCAGACTTGTTTTCTCGTTACCGTAGAGCAGAGTTTGACGAGGAGGGTGCTTTAGTGCAACTCCTACCGACAACATTCGCAGAGATGGGCGAGGATAACAAACGTCAATTTGGTCATGTTTTAACATTCCAAAAAGACGGAGATAACTTTTACATATTAGAGTTTTCTGCAAGTTGGTTAAATGGAGAGGTATCTTACTTGCTTGGATTAGGCGAGGGATTGGCTTATCCAAACAATACACTACTTACGTCAGATGAAGCAGTTAGTTTAGTACAAGAAAATACTGGAGAATAATGTACATTTTTAGCGTAACATCCGATACTGATTACAATGCTGAATTATATGTTCAGTTAGATTATGACGTAGTGAGTAGTTCAAACTACTTTCTGCTGAATGTTACGAATCTCCAGACTAACGTGAGCAGAGCCGTTGTATTAACAAAAGACTACGCTAACGATAGAAACACTAAATTTAGTTTTACGTTTTTCGCAGAGGATAACGAAGCAAAGGACAGAGTAGTATATCAAGAAACATCGTTTTTTAAGTACGAAATATACGAGCAAACAAGTTCGACAAACATAGACATCACAGATTCGTCTATTGTAGCAAAGAGAGAAACTGGAAAGTTTTGGGTTGGTGGCGAGAGCCAAGTTACTTACGTTAAACAAGCAGAGGCAAACCCGACTAATTCCGTATATCTGAAAATATGAGTTTAAGAATAGTAAATTTAGCAGCAGAGAAATCTCCAAAAGCAAAGGAATCAGTTTCTAAAGACTGGGTTGCCTATGGGGAAGATAACAATTTCTTTGAGTACCTTATTGATAGGTATAACGGTAGTGCCGTGAATAACGCAATTATCTCATCTGTAAGCGACCAAATTTATGGGGAGGGGTTATCTTGTACAGATAGCAATAAAAAGCCGTTAGACCACGCCAAAATGATGACTATTTTTAGGGCAAATGACCTTAAAAGAGTAGCACACGACTTAAAGTTGTTAGGTCAAGCAGCATTTAACATAGTTTGGAACAAGGGAAGAACGCAGATTTTAAAGGCAAAGCATATACCGATGCAAAACCTTAGACCAGAGAAAGCGATAGAGGGCGAAATTAAGGCTTATTACTACTCTGACGACTGGTCGCAATATCGTAAAGAGAGATACGCACCAAGAAGAATAGAGGCGTTTACTGGTGCTAGAGGAGAGGAATCTCAAATAATGGTTATCAAACCTTATGCTGCTGGTTATTTTTACTTTAGTCCAGTAGATTATGCTGGTGCTTTACAATGGGCAGAGATAGACGAGGAAATCGGAACGTATCACTTGACTAATATACAGAATGGTTTTGCTCCTACGATGATGATTAACTTTAATAATGGGCAACCTACCGAAGATGAGCAAAATCATATCGAGAGAAAGGTTACGCAAAAGTTAGAGGGTGCAAAAGGTAAGAAGTGGCTTATATCATTTAACGATGATACTACAAACGCTACAACTATTGAGAGCCTACCTATATCAGAAGCAAGTGAGCAATACAAGTTTTTAAGCGAGGAAGCTACTCGTAAGATACTTATCGGTCATAAAGTTACAAGTCCTATATTATTCGGTATCAAAGACAATACTGGTTTAGGTAATAACGCTGACGAGATAAAAACTGCATCACAACTATGGGATAACACA